GTTCCCCCAGCCTAACCTCTCGCGAGTGTTAGGACGTAAGCTGATGTCAGAACTATAGTGTTCTGGACGTGAATGCAGCTCATAAACTGCCTTCCTAAGCTTACTCGTACCAGTTCGGGGACGCGTAAGGTCTTTCGATAAGATAGACCAATACCTCCGCTCGATCACTTGGTAATCGGGATTCCATCGATGTCTTAGATGGTCAACCCGGTCTCCAGTGAAAGAGACCAAACCGGTACGCACCAAGTTCTCAGCATATTCCTGGGCACCTAAGTCATCGATGACTTGATGAATAGGTAGGTTATCTCTAACCCTCGTTGGAAGTAGCCTCCTCAGTGCCTCTGAAAGTTTCCACAATCCTGCCTCAAAGGCATTATTTGTGTAATCAATCAGAGATTGGAGAGAACTGGGTGATTGCCCATCTAAAGGCTTGCGTATGCGAAAGGGCGTGACATCATCACCCTTGTAATAATCGCCACCGCAAGACTCTCTGAAAAAGCCAGTAAAGAAGGACTTGTCCTCATTTATAACTAATTCGAGATCCTTTAGTAACAAAGCGACAGAGCTGTACATTTCGGTTTTACATATTATGTCATCACCGAATACGCGTACATATCTGCTCCTAGCAGTCTTTCCTAAACGCCGAATATCGCCATCACAAGCGATAGACTGCACTACAAGCCAGAAAACAAGGCACTGTAGAGGGAAAGTGACCGCACTACCCTGAGAAGCGAACTTCTTTAGGTGTAGGTACTCACCATTGGGTAAGATAGAATAAGGCGTCCTGTGCGCTCGAAGAGCGTACAGTAAGCTAGGGTGATTTCTGAATACCCTTTCTACAACCCATAGTGATAAACGGTCTGACGCTGAGGATAAATCAATGGTACAAAGGGATCCATCCTTAGATCCCTCCATTGCCATCCTACGGGATGGACGTTGATCATGCATGGTAACCTGATTCAGAACAGGCTTCCCAAATACATGTCTCTTGAAGAATGATAGTGTAAGCTGCTGACACCACATATTCTCTATGGGTTCAGCTGCTATGACTCTCATCTTCTTCGCGTCCTTATGAACTAAGATGACCCGTGAGGGTACTACATTGTTCACGAAGGATTGATCTTCAAAGGATGCCTTCCACGCAAAGTGGTCGGTATTGAAGACGCTCGAGAGGGTCGAATTCCAGTAACGGAAATCGAACTTATCAACATATTTATTCCCAGACGCAACTGCACCGGGTCCGTGTCTTACTCCCAGTTTACCCCTGGATCTTTCTTCTTCGAAGAATTTTCCTGGGCTGTAGACGGGGATTCCTTGTAGGAACCCGTCACAGAATTTCTGGAAGTTAGCTCGGAGAATCGCTCGACGTTGCTTGTCTGCGGAAGGACGAGAGTCTTCTGCTCCCGAAAGGAGAGGAAGATCAACATCCAAGCCGTCAGAAAAGCAAACACGACGAGCGTTAGAGCCGACAGGCTGAAAAGCCACAGGATCTTGCCAGAATTTACTTGGCTGCCTGAGGCTTCTGTCGATTGCGACGTAATCATTAAGGGTTTTCCTTTGATATTTACTCGCACACTCTATCTCAACCTTCTTGCCTATGCAGGCGACGGTCCGCAAAAGGTGGATCGCCGTCGTACACGGGTAAGGAAGAAGAGTCCCGGAAGTACTATCGAACACACGCGCCCAAACTCCCAGCATAAAAGCTGGCAGCAGGGACCCGCGCGCGAGGCAAAATTTCTTAAGCCTCTCATGCGGAAAGCGTCCTGATTTGAGACCCTCAAGGAGAAGGTCATCAAGTTCAGGGAGGTCATGGGTGAAGAACCCAATACCTCTGTTCTTCGTACAATGGACAATCCGTTCTATATCCTTAATTGCCCTCGCGGGCAGATGGGAGAACGAATCGCGATTGTGAAGTCGAGAAGCTCTCATACGGTAAGAGTGTAAAGTAGGTTACGGAGTTTAACCGTCTCCTGTTTCACATCTTCGTTGAGACCAGGAACAGTGTCCATAAGTTCTGTAAGGGTATGAATCCTATCAGATCTTAGACACAACTGCGACTGGTTACTTTCTTCAAGTACAACTCTAAGAGTTGACTCGAGGTAAGTGTATGCTTCATCGATCATTGCAATTGCTAGTTTTTCTAGCTGTTTTGCGAGTAGATCTTGGCTTTTCATGGTAATCTCCATATTAGAGGTTGTCATCCAAGTCGAGATCCATAGAGTGTCGGCGTACTATCTCTAGTACGCGAATTTAGTCGATCACTGGTTCTGCCATCCCATCAACCGATTTTGGAAATCGGCATTGGAGATGAGCAGACCAAGAGACGACACGGCAGAAGAAACGTTCGCAATCGGGGCGTTAGCCTTCGATTCGAACACAGCGTAGCTACGGACAACAACCTCTTCAGAGGTGGAAGTCGCGAACTGCGTGAAGGTCACTTCGACATTATGTCGATCGATCTTTTCCTTCTTCTTGTTCACGTACGACGAATGTCGCACGAAAACAGCAACGATGCCGGCATTATCGCGATAGCGATACTCGGTAACGTAGCCGTCCTGATTGACCTGTGGGACAGTCAGGTTCGAACCCTGCCATGGAATAACGATACTCATAGTTGTACACTCACGTTGAAGCCTAGCGCCCAACGTGTTGAGCAACTAAAGCACTGAGGATTCCGATCTGAGATGGGGTTAGCACCTCAATATCAGAAGTTAATGTAGGTACAGCGTGAACACGGGTTTTTCTCTCCACAGAGATTAGGCCCGGACTCACACTAAGGGTACTTGGTAAATGCTCTGGAACTAGGCGAGCCTCGCTATAATAGCGAGCGGCATAGTATGATTCGTATATATAGGCTGGAATCGCATTTGAAGTCGATGCCAGAAAGTCTCCTATATTAGCGAACCAATCCGATAACCAAGACCAAGGGGTAATCTCCCAGAGAAGAGCAAAGTCGGACTGGAGTCCGTATGCAGCTTTCTTGGCGATTAGCAACTGGGTAAAATCATCATCGGGCAAGCGACTAACGTCGCCTGCCCAACGAATGAAAGACCAGCCTTCCACGTATGAACGTTCAATATAATAACCTCGAACGCTCATTCCAAACTCTTCACTGAGAAGAGAATTTGGAGGTCGATAAATCCTTTCGGATTGTACCACGGGGAAGTCCCTTTTAGACTTAACGAAGCCGCCGGACTTAAGCCTCTTAATGAGGCGGACTTTCTTGGCGACGTCATCTGCAATACTAATGACATTATTGAGATCATTAAGTATTGGTGCCCATCCAAAATTAATGCCGAGGTGTATCGATCCCCATTGTTTGAGGAAAGATGTACCCTTGACACGAATTAGGTCAGGTATCTGCTTCAGCTCAACTAAGTTCTGAAGCCCAGAGACGGAAGGTCTTGATGGGTTTGACGTAGCAGCATGCTTTGTCAACCAAGTCAATTCCTGATCTTCGTTGTATGATGCCTCGTGAGGAAGATGAGTAGTAAAATGTTGAAGTGGGAGTTTATCAAAACCCCTACCAAACCATGAACCGCTCATCAATCCACCAGTTCTACGAACCTTCGTAGAACTGAAATCACGACCGCTTCCGGGTGGGTAGGTTACTACGTCGGATGTAGACTCCTCCTTCAAATGAATGCCACGGTTGTATACCAAGGCATTATTGTTGAAAGAGCCAACACCGTTGTGGCTTTCCTGCCTATACCGGTTACGCAATAAAGCATCTCCTACATTAGGGAAGGACGGGATTGTCCGGTTGGGCCCTAAGGGGC